AAGGATATCAAAATGGCACAGACGACTTGGAGCGGACCGCTCGCCTCTGGCGACCGCAACGCAGGCGAGAGCGGCGGCCCGAATATCGGCCTCGTCACCCTCGCTCAGACCGCGCTCATCAACTTCGACGCCACGCTGGTACAGAACGCTACGTTCAACATCCCAGCGTCTAGCCAGATCGTTGACTTCTACGTCGACGTCCTGACGCAGTACGACAGTGCCACTTCGGCGACGCTGTCGGCTGGCACGGCATCGGGTGGCACGCAGTATCTCAGCGGCATCAACGTCAAGACGGCGGCTCGCCGTCCGAACGCATACAGCGCTGCGCAGCTTGCTGCCATGGACGACGTAGGCACCAACCGCACGGTTGTCGCGACCGTAACCTCTGTCGGTCAGCCGACGGCGGGTCAGGTTCGCGTCACCTTGCTGTACGTGCAAACGACGGCTGATGACTAATCGCTGACGCGATGGTATAAGGCGGTTGGGTAGCGGCTCGGAAGTCCCCGCTACCCACCGCATTACTCGAGGAATTTATCATGGCCGACGCTGTAACCACCCAGACCATTTTCGACGGCGAGCGTATGGCCGTCATGAAATTTACGAACATCTCCGATGGAACCGGCGAGACCGGCGTCTTGAAGGTTGATGTATCGGCTCTCAGCCCCAACGCTTTTGGCGCAGCATGCGACGGCGTGACCATTGAGAGGCTCCACTGCTCGATCAACGGCATGTCTGTGAGCCTCCTATGGGACGCCACTTCGGACGTGCCGGCTTTTATCGCGGCTCCGGGCGTATACACTTTCGATTTCTGTAAGATCCAGATCCCCAACGACGCGGGCGCAGGCAAGACCGGCGACGTTCTATTCACCACCATCGGGGCGAGTGCAGGCGACACCTACACCATCGTCCTTGAGATGGTTAAGTCGTACGTGTAATGGCTGGCGCGTGGACGCGTAAAGAAGGGAAGAACCCGGAGGGCGGCCTGAACGCCAAGGGCCGGGCCTCTTTGCGCGCTCAGGGCCACGATATCAAGCCGCCGGTCAGTGCCAAACAGGCGAAGAAGTCCCCCAAGGCCGCAGGCCGCCGTAAGAGCTTCTGCGCGCGAATGTCAGGCATGCCCGGCCCGATGAAGGACGAGAAGGGTCGGCCGACGCGCAAGGCCCTTTCGCTCCGCAAGTGGGACTGTAAAGCCGAGGGGGGCAGTGTGACAAAGCCGGTGTGGGACAAAAAGCGTCCGAAGGATCTCGGGAAGCCGAAGAGCCTGTCCGTCAAAAAGAAGGCCGCCGCAAAGCGTCGTGCCGAGGCTGCAGGCCGGCCATACCCCAATCTCGTTGATAATCTCGCCGTAGCGCGCAAGAAAGGTAAGTGACATGGACGGTTACAAAGACAGCACCAAGGTCCAGTACATGAAGGGTGGATCCGCTGGCACGAAGGGCGCGGCTAAGATCTCCAAAGTCATGGGCGAGTTCAAGCGCGGAGAGCTGCACAGCGGCTCGAAGAAGGGCCCCGAGGTCACCAGCAAGAAGCAGGCTATCGCTATCGCCCTCAGTGAGGCGGGCAAGAAGCCCATGAAGAAGGCCCGAGGCGGTATGGTCGAGGAGGGCATCTCCACGCGTCCCGTCGACGCCAAGGGCCGCCGTATGCGTATGGACACCGTAGCCGTCGACAATTCGCCTAAGCCCCCGAAAAAGGGCATTGGCGCTATCGATCTCGCCATTATGGCCGCCAAGCGCGCCTCCAAGGCCGTGCCGGCCCACACCAACAAGCCAATGATCAAACGCGCATCGGGCGGTCTCGCCTGCATGCCGGGTCGCAAATCTTAACGGGGGACGGCGGCTGGGTAGGGCCGGCCGCCGCAGTTTTTTAGAAAGAGAAAGTCATGGCCAACGCACTATACCCGCTCTGGAAGCAGTCGATCCTCCAGTTCGCGGCCAACAACAACCTCTCGTCGGGCACCGTCAACGTCGCCCTGATCGATACCGGCGTGTACACTTACAGCGCCGCGCACCAGTTTTGGACGTCTGCCTCGGCGGCGGCGGTAGGCACGCCGCAGGTAATCGGCTCCAAGACTTTCACTAACGGTGTGTTCGATGGTGCGGATGTGACCTTTACGGCTGTTACTGGTAACTCCGCCGAGGCGCTGATTATTTACATCGACACCGGCACTGCGGGTACGTCCCCACTTGTGGCTTTCATCGATACAGGTGTGACGGGTCTCCCAGTCACTCCTAACGGCGGCAATATCAACGTGGTTTGGAACGCGTCGGGTATCTTCGCCCTGTAAGGGGGTAGCCCATGGCTTTTGCTAGTGTTGGCAACGGGGGTACGGGCGTAAGTTCGACCTCCGGCACGACCCTTAACGTCAACGCGTCGCGTGACATTACCGGGACTAGCCAGTTTGCAATCCTTGTTGTTTCTTGCGACAACACTTCCACCGGCGACGGTCCGAGCAACGATGTCACTTCGGTATCAAACGCGGACGGCGGCACTTGGACAAAACTAGGGGAATACACCAACGGTAACGGCGCGGCTGCGGCTGGCGTCACTACCGCTATATTTCAGTATATTCCCGGCGCTGGCGGGGAAATCCGCCAAGGCGATCCGGCAACTATTACCTTCGTCTCTGCCCGCGTCCAGAAGGCCGCCTCGATGTGGGTTTTCACAAGGGCGGCGAACACACCCATATCACTTGGCGCTGCCGCCATAGGTAATGGCGTTGACGCGACAACAGGCTTCGGCAGCGTTGCCTTCTCCGGTCTCAGCAACATCGCGCGTCTGTATATTCGTGGCTTGGGCAAAGAGGCTCAGACCACCACCCAGATAACGCCGACCACCAGCTTCACTGCGATGACGCAGGCGAACTCGGCTGCTGTCGCCGCTGCGATTGCCACTCGCGGCGAGTTCCGTATCTTTACGGGTACTGGCCTAACGTCCAACCCGACGCTGGCAGTAACTGGTGACACTTCTGGTGTTTTTGTCGCCCTTGTCGAAAGCGTTGCGCAAACGCTCACCCAGTCGGCGCGTTTTAATAATACCAACACCTTCTTTGGCCCTACAGTCACGCCCGACGCGGTGACGCTCACCCAGTCGGCGCGTTTCGATGAAGTTGTCGATTTCTATTCGCCTACGGTGTCTCAACCGGCCGGCGGGCAGACGCTCGATCCAGCTCTGTTTACCAATACCAACACCTTTTACGCGGCCACAGCATCCGCCTCTGATACGCTGACCCCTGCGCGGTTCGACAACACCAACACTTTTTACGCGGCTACTGTAAGCCCCGGCGCAGTGACGCTCAGTCCAGCGCGGTTCGACAACGCTAACACTTTTTACGCCGCGACGGTCACGCGTGGGGCTATCACTCTCCAGCCCGCGCGATTTGACAACGCTAACGCCTTCTACGCGGCGACAGTCACTATCGGCGCGGTGACGCTGACCCCTGCGCTGTTTAACAACACCAATACCTTCTACGCGGCCACTGTAAGCCCCGGCGCAGTGACGTTGACCCCTGCACGTTTTGACAACGCCAACACTTTTTACGCGGCGACGGTCACTATCGGCGCGATTACTCTGCAGCCCGCGCGTCTTGATAACACCAACACCTTTTACTCAGCGACGGTCAACGCGGGCCCTGTCACCCTGACTGCGTCGCTGTTTACCAACAACAACGCTTTCTACAGCCCTGCGGTGGTCGCGGGCACTACACTCGTCCAAACGTCACGCTTCGATAACACGAACACTTTCTACGCCGCTACAGTCGCGCGTGGAGCCGTGACACTGCAACCCGCACGCTTTGATAACGCCAGCACCTTCTACTCAGCTACGGTGTCACAAGGCGCAGGCTCGCAGACCCTGACCGCCGCGCTGTTTACCAATACCAATACTTTTTATGCCGTTACGGTCGCGCGCGGGGCTATCACTCTCCAGCCCGCGCGGTTCGATAACACGAACACTTTCTACGCCGCTACAGTCGCGCGTGGCGCGGTTACGCTGCAGCCCGCGCGTTTCGATAACACGAATATCTTTTACGCAACGGCAGTCGTCCCTGCGGCCATTACGCTTCAGCCAACGCGTCTGGACAATACCAACCAGTTCTATTCCGTAACGGTTACGGCCCGCAATCAGGTCTCACCGCCGTTATTCGAAAATACCAACACCTTCTATGCGGCGACGGTTGTCCCCGCCGCAATTACGCTCAACCCGCCGCGTGTAAACAACGTCAATACCTTCTACGCGGCGATAGTTGAGGACGATTACCCCCTTGATCCGTCATTGGTCGTCAACACCAACACCTTTTACGCGGCGACGGTGACGCGCGGCGCGGTGACGCTGCAGCCCTCGCGCTTCAACAACACCAACGTCTTTTACCCGGCGGTGCTGTTTGCCGACCAAAAGCTGCTGCCTGCGCGCTTTGACAACGACAATGAGTTCTACCCAGTTGTAGCCCAGTCGACGTACACCCTCACGCAGGCGCTGCGTTTCAACAACATTTCGACCATCTACGGGCCAACTGTCGTCGCGCTCCCGCCGGTCCTGCGTCCGCCGCTGTTCGTTAACCCGAACACCTTCTACTCGCCTTACATTTTGGCTTTTCCACGGCCGGATTTCCCGCAACCCGATGCGCGGCAGAACATGCCCACAATCGCCGAGACGCCGCGAACCACCGTCGAGATCCAGATTGCCGCGCGCCTGCCGGCTCCGACCATCGTCGAGAGCGCGCGACGGCCGATGCCCGAACCCGCCGCCCCAAGATCGTCGATGGTGTTGTGACGGTTTACGCGGGCAACTTTTTTTGGTATTCATACGACGCTAGAAATGCTTGCCTTCGCTGGCGAGCTGCTGCGTCTTGTTAGCGAGCGGAGCTTATGGCGTACTCAGGAACAGTCTCTCAGACCCAATTTAACACGCGTCGCGTTATCGAGAACGCGGCCCGGCGGTGTAAACTGCCGGCCCAGTCGTTGACACCTGAGCACGTCGATATCGCGAATGACCAGCTTTTTCTCCTCCTGTCGGATCTCGCGAACCGTGGCATCCAGCTCTGGTGCGTCCAAAAGAACATCTATCCGCTATACGAGGGGCAGTCACAGGTCGTCACCTACACCGGCACGGTTGATATCCTGAATAGCAACCTGCGCACCTTGCAGCGCGCCACCGGCATTACAACGACCGGCGCACAGTTTTACGAGGTGTTTTTTCCTACCCCGACTGCGGTGTCGACAGTCGGTGTCAAGTGGGCCGGCCCGTCAGTGCCGATCGCGATCCAGCGTAGTGACGACGGCGCGACGTGGGTGACGGTCCAGCAGGACAACCAGACCGCCGCAGCGGGCGAGTGGACGTGGTTCGATCTGACCACCGTGGTCGCCGCCTCATACAGCCGCATCATCGCTCTGAGCGGCAATTTGAGCGTGGAGCGGGTGTTTCTCGGCAACATGCCCATGGAGATCCCCCTCGCGCGCCTCAGCCGCGACGACTACACCAACCTGCCCAACAAGACCTTCTCCTCGAACCGGCCCCTCCAGTACTGGCTCGACCGCCAGAGCCTGTCGCCGGTCATGAACCTTTGGCCGGTGCCGAACGCGCAGGCTGAGACGCAGCAGATCGTTGTTTGGTGCCAGCGCCATATCATGGATGTCGGCACCATGACGCAAGAGATCGAAGTGCCTCAGCGCTGGTACGAGGCCATTGTGGCTATGCTCGCCGCCCGTCTCGCTATGGAGTATATCGAAGTCGACGTGAACCTCGTCGGCCTGCTTGACCAGAAGGCCAAGGAGAGCCTCTATTTCGCCCAGCAGGAAGAGCGGGACAACAGCCCGATGATGATCCTGCCCAATATCAGCATGTACACGCGGTAATGCCGGTAGAGGGCTTCCTCGACACGCGCGGCAAGCAGTGGCTCGGTGTGGGCCTTTGCGACCGGTGTAAGCGTAAATTCCCTATCGAGGAGTTGTGGAGCGATCGCAACAACCCGGCCCTGAAGGTGTGCCGCGACGACCTTGACGAGTACGATCCTTACCGCCTGCCTGCACGGACTGGCGAACAGATCGCCCTTCGCTACCCGCGTCCTGACGAGGTGCTCAGCTGATGCCGCTCTTTTTAGACACACGCGGCAACTCGACGCTCGGCATAGGCATTTGCAGCCGCTGTAGCCGCAAGATGTCGCTAGACAAACTGCAGCCGGATCCGAACTATCCGGGCCTGCGCGTATGCGATAAAGACATGGATGACTACGACCCCTACCGCCTGCCTGCGCGGCAGACGGAGAGTATCGCGCTGCCCTTCATGCGGACGGATACGCCGATATCCACCAATCCGAGCGGCTTCATCACGCAGAACGAATTGCAGTTCCTCATCACCGAGGACAACGACGAATTTATCATCTTTTTCGAGGATGACGAGCTGTGAGTGTCCCCACAAATCTCATTCCGACGACCATAACCGGCCTGCCCGAATATCAGGGCTCCGAGACGTACGGCTTCATGCCGTATATCATCGACGGGCGCACGTATAAGGTCCAATTCAGCAACATCGCGGCCGTCGGCGCGGTGCCCTCCTCGCGCACGATCGCGACGGGTACGGGCCTGATAGGCGGCGGCAACTTGTCTGCCGACCGCACAATCGCCATTGCGAATGGCGGCGTCGGCACGGCCCAGCTGGCCCCGTCAGGCGTCAGCGCGGGCGTGTACGGCTCAGATACGGCCATCCCTATCCTCACGGTCGACGTCACAGGCCGCGTCACGGCGGCCAGCACGGCACCTATCACGTTGTCGGGCTTCGTACCCACTTCACGCAGCGTCCTCGCAGGCACAGGCCTTACAGGCGGCGGTACGCTGGCCAACGACGTCACGCTCAATATAAACTTTTCGAACTCGACGCCTCAAGCTCTCGGTGCGGCCACGGCCGGTGTCTCGACTGCTGCTGCTCGCGGGGATCACGTCCACCCGGCCGTGAACCTTTCCGACACCGGCCAAACCCAAGGCGCGCTCCCCTTGGGTCGCGGCGGCACCGGCGACGCTCTTTCCCCCGTTGCTGGTGCCGTCGTATACTCGACGGGCACTAAGTTCGCCCTGACGAACCCGGGTCTAGAGGGCCAAGTTCTTGTCTCCAACGGCACCGATGAGCCGCAGTGGCGGACGATCACGGGCGCGGGCACCGTCACCAGCGTTAATGTGAGTGGCGGATCCACGGGCCTGTCCTTCACAGGTGGGCCGATCACCGTGTCGGGCACAATCACCATGGGCGGTGTGCTTGACTTAGATAACGGCGGCACCGGCGCGATCAATGCCTCTGACGCGCGCTTTAACCTTGGCGCGGCCGCTTCGGGCGAAATTACCTCCAGCGGCCTGACCATGGCCACAGCGCGTCTGCTAGGCCGTACAACGGCGTCGACAGGCGCAATCGAGCAAATCACGATCGGCGCTGGCCTGAGCCTCTCTGGCGGCTCTCTGGCGAATACGGCACCTGATCAGGTAGTGTCGCTGACAGGCGGCACGGCAATTTCGATCAGTGGCAGTTACCCGGCGTTCACGATTAACAACACGGCACCGGATCAGGTAGTGTCATTGACGGCCAGTACCGGCATGTCGGTGACCGGCACGTACCCATCCTTCACCCTGACTAACACCGCGCCCGATCGAATTGTCTCGCTGGCAACCGGCACGGGTATTTCGGTTAGCGGTACATACCCCTCCTTCACCATCACGAACAGCGCCCCTGATCAGGTGGTCTCGCTGACTGCGGGCACGGGCATCTCGATCAGCGGCACGTATCCGTCGTTCACAGTGACCAACAGCGCGCCCAATCAGGTCGTGTCGTTGACGGGCGCTGGCACGACCGTTGTCAGCGGCACTTACCCAAATTTCACAATCACTTCAAACGACCAGTTCGCAGGAACTGTCACGAGTGTTGCGGCCTCTGGCGGTACGACGGGCCTGACGTTCACCGGGTCGCCCATTACGTCGAGCGGCACTCTTACGCTCGGAGGCACCCTCGCCGTCGCGAATGGCGGCACGGGCGCAGTAAATGCAGGCGCGGCGCGGGCTAATCTGAGCGCGGCGGCGTCCGGCGCAAACACGGACATTACCTCCATCGCCCTGACCAGCGGCACGATTACGGCCGCGCCGACTAGCGGCACAGACATCGTCAACAAGACCTACGCGGACAGCATCGCGTCGGGCGTCAATTTCCATCAGGCCGTACGTCTGGCGACGACTGCCGCATTGCCCGCCAACACTTACAACAACGGCGCGAGCGGTGTCGGCGCGACCCTTACAGCCAACGCGAACGGCGCGCTGAGTATCGACGGCACGGCGGCAGTTGCGGGCAACCGCGTCTTGGTCAAGAACGAGGCGGCGCAGGCAAATAACGGCGTTTACACGGTAACGCAGGTCGGCAGTGGCTCGACGCCCTACATCCTGACGCGCGCCACGGATTTTGACAGCGCGGGCACCGGTGTAGACCAGATCGACGCGGGCGACTTCTTCCTCGTCACTGCCGGATCTACGCAGGCCAATACATCATGGGTGCAGCAGACGCCGCTCCCGATCACGGTCGGCACTACGGCGCTTGTTTTCACGCAGTTTGGCGCGCCGATCACGTATTCGGCGGGCACAGGCCTGTCGCTCGCCGGCACGGTCTTCAGCATCGCCAACACGGGCGTGGCAGCCTCGACCTACGGCAGCGCGTCGTCGGTGCCTGTCGTCGCCGTCAACGCCCAAGGCCAGATAACAAGCGCGAGCAACAGCTCGATCGCGATCGGCGCGTCGCAAGTTACGTCAGGCCTTTTGGCTGTTGCAGTCGGCGGCACAAACAGTAATGCGACGCCCACTGCGGGCGCAGTTGCGTACGGCACAGGATCCGCCTACGCGTTCACAACGGCTGGCACTGCCGGTCAGGTTCTGGTATCTAACGGCGCGGGCGCACCAACTTACGGCTCGGTCAACGGGGGCACATTCTAATGGCGCAGAGCGGCTTCACGCCTATCCAGCTCTTCAGGACAACCACAGCGTCGGCGGTGCCGACTGCGGGCAGCCTCGCCGACGGCGAACTCGCGATCAACCTGACCGACGAGAAGCTCTATTTCAAAAACGCTGCGGGCGTGGTCAAGCTGCTGTCTGCTTCGAGCGGCGCGTCGGGCACTGTAACCAGCGTCGATGTAAGCGGCGGCACGACAGGCCTGAGCTTTAGCGGCGGCCCTATCACCACCAGCGGCACGATCACCATGGCAGGAACGCTGGGCGTCGCCAATGGGGGCACAGGCGCGTCTACCCTGTCTTCAGGCTATCTGCTCAAGGGTAACGGCACGTCGGCCGTCAGCGCGTCTGTTGTGTATGACAACGGCACGAACGTCGGCATCGGTACGGCCAGTCCGGGATACCTGCTGCAAGTAGGATCGCGTGTGAGCGTGGGCAGCGACGGTGTTATTCAGTGGGGGCAAGCGCTCACTGGCAGTAACCGGGGCATCCTTTCGTGGGATACAAACATAGCGAGCGTTAACGCCGCTACGAATTTGGTTCTGGCTTCAAACGGCACTACGGAACGCATGCGCATCACCACTGCGGGCGATGTCGGTATCGGCACTTCGGCACCGGGGACGAAGCTCCACGTATTTGCCGGCGTGGCGACAATCACATCCCCGACAGTAAATGCGACTAGCTACGCTACGCGGGAAGACGGGCTGTATTTCACCCGCAACGATATTCCGACGACGTGGCGAAACAAAATATCCAATAGCTGGAGTGCTGACCCGTCTTTCACCACTATGAACTTCGAACTGGCGACGGGATCCGCGACGAACAATACCGTCATGTCGCTGTTTGCGAATGGCAGTGTGGGTATCGGCACGGTCACGCCAAGTGCAAAATTGGACGTAAACGGTACAGGCTATTTCAGCGACAACGTATCGATTGTTCGGAACAATACCGCTGGGTCATTGTCCGGGCTTACGATCAACAACCCCGGGACAACCGCAGCTTATGCGGGGATAAATATCTCCAGCGGAACAGTAACGTCCCAACTGTTCAACGATGCTGCTGGAAACGCGGTAGTGGCAGGCGCGGTCCTACGCACCACGACCAATCACCCCTTCGTTTTTGGCACCAATGCCACCGAACGCATGCGTATCGATGTCAACGGCAACTTGCTGGTGGGCACGACTGTAACAAACGGCCGGCTGAGCGTTGTTGGGGACCAAATCAGTATTGCTGGCGGTGGCGGATCTGGGCAGCTTGGCTTACAGATTAAAGGGATCGCGTTAAACGCTATTCCGGCCGCGCAGGTACAAGGGTATATTGCTACTGGCGATAGTACGATAGGCGTCGCCGGGGATCTTCTTATCGCCCCTCGAACAGACGTAACGGCAAGCGTGCGCTTTATCACAGGCACGACCCCCGCCGAACGTATGCGTATTTCCAGCATAGGCGATGTCGGCATCGGTACCTCTTCGCCGGGGGTGAGATTGCACGTAGTCGCGAGTGCGTCACAAACGGCCGCGATAATAGAGAGTACGTCGACGAGTGCTTTCATAGGATTGCGAAATTCGGGATCCACAGCATACATCGGCGCGGACAATACCGGCGCATTTATCGTCCAAACGCCCGGGTCGAGCTTCTCGACCAAGATGCTTGTCAGCTCTACAGGCGATGTTGGTATTGGGACGAATTCGCCCGGTGCAAGATTGCATGTTGTCGGTGGCAATATTGCGGTAGATGCTGATAGTAGAAGAATTGGCTATATAACCGACGGCACCGCAGCTAATACTGGGTATATGATCCCGTACGACGGGTCGGGTTTCCTCAGCTTACACAGCAATTTTAGCAGCGGGGGTATTAAGTTCCACACCGGGACTTCGAACGTCGAACGCATGCGCATCACCGCTGCAGGCAATGTCGGGATCGGGGCGAGTTCGCCTTCTTCAAAACTTACCGTTTTGGATGGTGATATTGAAATCGGCGCAACGGGGCTAGGAAATACCCTGCTTTCGTTCAACGGAACAATAGCCAATATAACCGTCAATTCAAGCTCGGCCCCATTGGCGTTCGGCACCAACAGCGCTGAGCGAATGCGCATCACCAGCGCGGGCGACGTCGGCGTCGGCACCTCTACGCCCGGTTACAAGCTCGAGGCTCGCACGGACAACGCGACAGCCAGTAACTGGATAACCTCGTTCAATAATACGGCTACGGGCCCGTATGGCGCAGGTTTCATCGCCCGTGCCGTGTCGAATTTTGGCTATTTCTATATTCGCGGGGACGGCGTCGCGTATGTGGAGAACGCGGGCAACAACCCGCTAGGTCTCGCCACTAACGGCATAGAGCGTATGCGTGTGACTGGCGGGGGCAATGTCGGGATCGGCACCTCTGCGCCGGGGGCGAGGCTTGACCTCGGCGCTTATACCGGCCCCGCACTAGCAACATCCATGCTCAAAATGCAGGATGGCTGGCACGACATTATTACATCGGCTGCGGTTGTCGGTAGCCGTTACTATTACGGTGCAGGCATTTACGGGCGTTTCTACGCTGATGTTAATGGCTTCAACATAGACACCTCAAGCACGTCTGGGCCTATAATTTTCGGTACGGCTGGCTCCGAACGCATGCGCATCACCGCAGCGGGTTTCGTCGGTATCAATACCCTCTCACCCAGCGCGCTCCTCCACGTTCAGGCTGGTGACGCCCTCATCAAGTCGAGCAGCGACGGCAGCAATGGTATCCTGCGTATCCAAAACACGGCGGGTACGACGACTGTCCAGTCATACGCAGACAACAACGACGGCTGGTTGGGCGTCGTAGAAGTCAAACGCATGTCTTTCGTCACCGGCAATATCCGCCGCATGTGTATCGACACCGCAGGCAACGTCGGGATTGGTACGGCTTCGCCTACGGCGATGTTGACCGTCAACGGCACCGCCAAAGTTGGCGAGGGCGTGGCTTCGAACACGTCGAAGTTCATGGTCAATACCCTGTCCGGTACTGCGGCAGGTATCCAACTTATTCAGGACGCCAACGAAAGTTGGATCATCCAGAACCCAGCGTCGACAAACGTGTTGACCTTCAGCAACAGCGGCACCGAGCGCATGCGCATCACTGCTGCGGGGCTTGTCGGGATTGGGACAAGCGCGCCCATCGCGCGCCTCGACCTCGGGACGCCGGGAAACACGACTTTTCTCTATGCCACCAATGGTGTTGACAGCACCTTTGGCGTGAGCTTCGCAACGAATGCCACGACGATAACCAACCTAGGCGGAAGTGCAGCAATTGCATTCGCCACCGGCGCCGCTGAGCGCATGCGCATCACTGATACGGGCAACGTCGGGGTAGCCACGGCTGCACCCATCGGGCGCTTTGCAGTGCAAGCCTCGCAACAGGTAGGCTTCAATGGCGCGGTTAGCGGTTCGCCGCAAGCGGGCAACCTGTTCTACGGCACCGACAATACCGGCTGGAAGTTCGACATCGGCAAGCTGGTAAGCGGCACCTTCACTGCCCAAATGACGTTCCAAGACAACGGCAACGTCGGGGTCGGCACGACTTCGCCCGCTGTTCGGTTTGTTATCAGCAACGCCGGCGCGAATGGGTTCGAGTTTAATACCGCAGACAATATCTTCCAGACGTACAACCGCGCCACCTCCGCGTATACGGATATGCTGCTCTACGCCCTGCAGCATCGGTTTTTCGCCGGAACATCGCCTACCGAACGCATGCGCATCGACAGCAGCGGCAACGTCATGGTCGGCACCACGGCGGCCAACAACAAGTTTCTGGTTACATACGCCAACCCGGTTTCGGTGCCTGCTGCGGGTGCTGGTGGACATTGCACTGCATTCGGTACGGTCGGCTATGGCCTTGCGACTGGCGCGCTCACTAACGGCAATGCCTATCTGCAGGTGACCCGTTGGGACGCCACCGCAACAAACTACGACCTTCTCCTCCAGCCGAATGGCGGCAACGTCGGGATCGGGACAACCGCACCGGGCGCAAAATTAACTTTAACTGGGGCGTCCGAGCTTCTGCGTCTCGCTAATGCGACACCATTTCTTTCTTTCTACAATGCCGCACAGTCCGCACGTTTTGGTTATATTCAACACACAGGTACAGCCCTTGCTCTAGTGAACGAGCAAGCAGGTCAGATGGAGTTCTACACCAACTCTGCTGAGCGCATGCGTATCGAAGCGGCGGGGAATGTTGTTGTAGGTACAACTGGGCAAACCGCTCGCGGTAATCTCGATATTAGCCTTGGAAACAATGCTACGGCTGGCATCGAGCGCAGTCTGCACTTCGGCTACTCCGCTGCCGATTTCTACGGTTTCAAACTGTCTAACATCAACAGCCCGGGTAGTTTCGGCGCAGGTACATTCTCCATCCAGCGCGGCACAACCGCAGCATGGGTAGATGCGGTACTTATCAATGATGTCGGCAACGTCGGGATCGGGACGACTTCGCCGGAAAGCCCTTTCCAAGTCCTAGCCCGTTTCCGTGTCCAGAGTGATGGCGTTGTACGTTGGGGCAGCGATGTTCGCGCTGGGCTCTTTAACGAAAGTGGCTATCTCACTTGGAACACTGGACGGGTTGCCGTCGGCTATCAGGGCATAGGTGCAGTAACCTTCGAAACTTCTGGTCAAGAACGCGTACGCATCGACAGCAGCGGCAACGTCGGTATCGGTACGAGTTCGCCGGGTGCGCCATTGGATGTGGTTGGCACCACAAGGTCAGGTAATTTCCGTGTTAACTCTGGCGGTAACGTCACCGGCGGCGGTATGTGGGGTAACGATACAAACCTCGCATTTAATACCGGCAGCACCGAGCGCGTACGCATCGACAGCAGCGGCAACGTCGGCGTCGGAACGGCCACACCTAACAATAGGCTACAGAGCGCCTACAGCGTTCCGGCCTCAGTGCCAGCCTCGGGTGCGGGGGCGCACGGCCTCGCTGTAGGCTCGGCCAACTTCGGGCTTGCCGCTGGGGCGCTCAGCAACGGCAACGGCTATCTGCAAGCAACCCGCTGGGATGGAACCGCCGGGAACTACGACCTCCTTCTGCAGCCGAATGGCGGCAACGTCGGAGTTGGCACAATCGGGGCCGGCAACGTCGGCATCGGCACAACCGCGCCGGTTACGAAGCTCGACGTGTCTGGCAACCACAGCAATACCCGCGCACGCCTCTACTCCACCGGCGGAGACGGCACGAGTGGGTTCGGGCCGTCCATCCTGTCCCTCTGGGCTTCGGAGCCGGGCGTCAGCTACACTGGCGCTGGTATCGGCGGCAACATCAGCGGCAGCGTTGGACAAGGCCGCGTAGATAGCACAAACGGCCAGTCCTACATCCGCTTCATGCCCGCCGACATAGTCTTCGGCACCAGCGCCACAGACGCCGTCGAGCGCATGCGTATCGACAGCAGCGGCAATGTTGGCATCGCCACGTCCTCACCCACAGGCACTCTGCAGGTGGCAGGCACCTCGGCCTTCTCGTGGTCGGGTGGCGGCGCTACGTCCGCACTCGCGGTAATCGGCACTCAAGGCACTGCAGGTGGCTCGCTCTTTGTCCACACCGCCAGCTTGAACTCGAGTTTCGCCTCCGGCCTCGCGATCGACGGCACCTACTCCAGCCCGCTCTCGACGATCAACATTAAGGCCGTTGGTGTCCGGTCTGGCGGCGGTTATGGCAGCAACATCTCGTTCCAGACATCGAACGAGAATACTCTCGCCGAGCACATGCGTATCACCAATACCGGCAACGTCGGGATTGGAACGACTTCGCCGTCACTTAAATTTGTCGTCTCTAATGGCGGCGCAGCTGGACTTGAGATTGACCCGACAGCTTTAGCCTCGGCACCTATTATCCAGTCCTACAACCGCTCAGGCGCGGCGTACACGCAACTTGGCTACAACGCCCTACAGCATATCTGGCAAGTTTCCGGTTCCGAAGGCATGCGCATCGACAGCAGCGGCAACCTCGGGATCGGGACGAGTTCACCCGGCGCGCGGCTACATATCCTAGGCGCGCAGCGAATAGAGCATGTCGGCGACAGGGTTATAGATTTCGTCCGTTCGAGCGCCAATACATTCAGCATCGAGCACGATACGGCGCGGATGTATTTCTACAACGTGACGACGGCGGCGACTGTCTTGGCGTTCGACAACGCCAGCAACGTCGGCATGGGCACCGCCAACCCAAGCGCGAAGCTGGAGGTGAACAACGGCGCTTCAGCTTGTCAGGTCCGCATACGCGGCGGCACGTCCGGGTCTTCCGCGCCAGAACTCATGCTCTATGGGAACAGCAGCGACCATAACTGGACAATTCAGGGCAACCACAGCGCCGCGTTGCAGTTCTTTAAGGGGACATTCGGATCGCTCGGCTCTGAGTTGATGCGTCTGTCCATTTCGGGCGGCTTCTCAGTCGGCACTACGACCGACGCCGGCGCGGGGTCTATCCTCGCCTCGGGCAACGTCACGGCCTACTCAGATATCCGCGTCAAGGACAACATCGAACAGATCGACGGCGCGCTGGACCGCGTGCAGCGGATCCGTGGCGTCACCTACACGCGTACCGATAGAGAAGACACAGAGCGCCGCTTCGCAGGCGTCATCGCCCAAGAGATCGAACAGGTACTGCCCGAGGCAGTCTTCGACAGCGGCGACCTCAAGGCAGTCGACTATAACGCGACGATCGGCCTCCTCATCGAGGCGATAAAAGAACTCACCGCCCGCGTGGCAGAGCTAGAAGGGAAGTAAAATGGCAGTTACCAACACATGGGGCGTCGTGCAGATGGACGCCTACCCCGAATATGACGGCGAGACCGACGTGGTCTTCACCGTGCATTGGAACCTGACCGGGACCGAGACGGTCTCCGGCACGGCCTACACCGGCTACGTCTATGGCTCGGTCGGCGTCAGCCTCGACGAAGGTGCGACCTTCACACCTTACGCCGATCTTACTGAGGCGCAGGTCATCGGTTGGGTGCAAGACGCGCTTGGCGAAGATCAAGTTATTGCGTATGAAGATAACGTGGCCCAGCAGATTGCTGATCAAATCAATCCGCCTGTCGTCACCCCGCCTCTGCCGTGGGCTCCCCCGGCCGAGTAACCTGTAGAAGGAGCGCAAAATGGAAGTATCTCTGAAATTGTCCGTCGATGAAGTCAACGCCGTCCTCCAGACGCTGGGCCAGCTGCCCACGTCGAGCGGCGCTTGGCCTCTTCTCATGAAAATCCGTGAGCAGGCCGAAGGCCAGCTTCCGGCTCAACCACAAGAGGCCGAAGCCGAATGATCGAACAGCTCATCAGCCGCGTCTTTTACGCGCGTAACCTTTCCCACTGGAACCACTGGCGTACGAAAAGCTACAGCCAGCATCAGGCTCTGGGAGCGTTTTACGACGACGTCATCGACGCGGTTGATGGGCTGGTCGAGGCGCATCAGGCCGTCAATGGTCTGGTCGGCGCGATCCCCTCGCCCAGTGAGACGGGATCGGACGTCCTCAAGATCCTCAAGGCCGACGCCGAGTGGATCGAAGAGAACCATGAGAAGGTCTGCGGCGGCAACCGCGCGATCGGCAATCTCGTCGACGGCGTCACTGACGTATACCTCCGCACGATCTATAAACTCGAAAATCTGAAGTGAGCCTAATGTCCGAGGATATTCTTTCCGTAAAGTTGGAAACCTTACACGCCGACGTCGGTGAGGTTAAGGCGGCCCTCAACCGCCTCTCGGACGCAATCACAAAGCTCGCCCTTGTCGAGCAGCAACAGGGCCAGATATCACAGGCCCTCGAACGTGCCTTCAAGGCGATAGGCAAGCTCGAAGAGACCGTCAGTAAGGATCTAGAAAACCTCGACGACCGCGTCACTGCCGTCGAGATGGCGCAGCCGGCGCACAGCGAGACGGCCAAGTGGGTTGATCGCGGTCTAGTGGCGCTGGCCGGCGCAGGCGCGGCGATGCTCGCCAAGGGCGTGGGGCTGCTGTGAAACAGAACTTTGACCGCTCCCTGCGCGAGATCCTCCAACACGAAGGTGGTTACGTGAACGATCCCCAAGACCCGGGCGGCCGTACCAACCTCGGCGTGACGCAGGCCGTTTACGAGAAGTGGGTCGGCCATAAGGTAAATGAGCGGATCATGCGCGGCCTGACGCCGCAGCTGGTCGGTCCGCTGTATAAAAAGGAATATTGGGCCAAGGTGCGCGGCGACGAGCTGCCAATCGGCCTCGACTTGTCCGTCTTCGACTTCGCGGTCAACGCCGGCGTGTCGCGTGCGGGGCGGTACCTGCAGCGCGTCGTAGGGCTGCCTCCCGAGCAGCAGGACGGCGTCGTCGGGCCGAAGACGATCGCCGCCACGACTGAGTTCGTCCGCAATAAGGGCCTCCTCCACACCATCGAGCGTTACGCCGACGCACGTCGCGAATACTACCCGCGCCTGCCGCACTTCCCGCGCTTCGGCCGGGGCTGGATGCGCCGCGTCGAGGAGGTCGAGAAGGAGGCGTTGGCTATGGCCAAGGCGGCTGGGTATGAGCGTTAAGGAACGCCTCCTCGCGGCCGAAAGGGTCGCCCTGTGCGTCATCCGCAAGTGGTGGCGACCGATTACCTGTATTTGGATTGCGGGCACGATGGCCGTACATGGCGTCATCGTGCCTCTGCTCACTGTCTTCCGTGAGGGAGGATCTCCTGCTGACTTAACCGGCCTGTCGCTGCTCGTAACAGCGACGGCCGGCGCTTTCGCGGTCCGCGAGTGGGGAAAGATCAAGGGAGTGAGCAACAATGATTAACCCGATCATGCTCTACACCGCCGGTGGATCCGTTCTGCTGGGCCTCGCCCTCGGCTGGACGGTCCGCGACTGGAAGGCCGACAGCGACGCCCTCGACGCCGTTAAGGCCAGCCACAAGGCGCAGATCGAGCTGCTCGACGTGGTGGCCGAACCGTCTGCCGACCTCGAAAACACAATCGCCAATCTCCGCACCACTGAGACGGAGACCCGCAACACTATAAAGGAGGTCTACCGGAATGTGGAAGTGCCTGCCAATTGCGCTGTGCCTGCCGACGCTGTCCGCGTGCTCGTCGACGCAGTACGAGACGCCAATGCCGCCGCCGCCGGCGAACTTGGCGCAAGAGTGCAAAACACTGCCACCCCCGCCGCTGCCGCTGATCGACCCTGATCGGATGCAGTGGGAGGCCGACTTGGTCTACGCGTACGGTGAGTGCGCCGCACGACACCGCGCGGCGATAGAGGCATGGCAAAAGGCGGTGCAAACTAGCCGCAAATGATGTAAGGAGGGCTTCATGGCCACCGCGATGACATTCACGACGTTGAAAGAGGACGTGCAGCGCTATCTTGAGCGCGGCGCGACGCTGGCGTCCGACCCTATCGTCTTTGCCCAAATCCCGCGTCTGATCAACCTCGCTGAGCGGCGTATCGCCCGCGAATTGAAGATCCAAGGTTTCATAAACGTCGTCACGACGTCCATTTTGCCTAACTCTTCAGTCATCCCCAAGCCTGATCGTTGGCGCGATACCGTGTCGGTCTTTATCGGCACGGGTACGAACAACGACACCCGCACCCCTCTGTATCTGCGCAGCTACGACTATATCCGCAGCTACTGGCCCGACGCAACGCAGACCGGCCAGCCGGTCTTCTACGCTGACTACGACTACAATCATTGGCTGGTCGGCCCGTCGGCAGACGCAGAGTATCCTATCGAGATCCTTTATTACCAGCTGCCTGCCCTCCTCGACGAGGAGGCGCAGACCAACTGGCTTACCGAAAATGCACCGGAAGTACTGCTCTACGGCACGCTTCTTGAGGCGACGCCCTTTCTCAAGAACGACGAGCGCATCCCGGTGTGGCAGAATATGTATGATCGCTCGGCGGCGATGCTCAATGGTGAGGATCTTGCGAAGATCCTCGATCGCACCGCCACGCGCAAGGAGGCTTAACGAATGTCTAACAGCTTCACTCAGGTCTTTGGCGGGACAACTATCTACCCCGCCGACGTCTCCTATCTGGCTCTTACCCTCGACGCCAACACGTCGTTGGAGTGGCCTCTTGAGGCGACTGCCGGAAGCACTGTCGTCGCGCGTATCATCGACATCACGCCCAGCGGCCCGTACACAATCACTATGCCCGACGCGACATCTGTCAGCGTCGGACAGACGGTCCTGTTTAACAACCTTGGCCCCAGCACGATTACCGTCAACAAGGCGGACGGCAACGCAATCCTGAGCATCGCGGCCGGTGAGCAGTGGCAGGCCTATCTCGTCGACAACACGACGCCCGGCGGCACTTGGCGTACGTTGCGCTACGGCGCGGCGACTGCGCAGGCTCAGGCGGCGGCACTGGCCGGCCCCGGTCTCACGACTAGTGGCTCTGAGTTGGCGCAGAATTACGAAGTCATCGACTTCTCCTCCACACCCTACACCCTCACCAATCCTGATCGGGCGCGCGTCTTTATCTGGACGGGCGGCCTCGGCACGCTCAACCTGCCGTCCGCCCCCGCCGCAGGCGACGGCTGGTTCGTGCAGGTCCGTAACAGCGGCCAAGGCGTCCTGACCATCGACCCGTCGGGCTCGGAACAGATCAACGCCGGACCAACCCTACTTTTGCAGCCGGGCGACAGTGCCGTGGTCGTCAGCGACGGCCTCCAGTGGTACACGATCGGCCTCGGCCAACAGGCCGTTTTTGCCTTCGACTATACGTCGGTCGCCGTTACCGGCGGCACGTACACCTTGAGCGGCTCGGAACTGAACCGCATCGCCTACAAGTTCACCGGCACGCTGACCTCGAACGCTGTCATTGTCGTGCCTGCGACTGTGCAACAATACTGGGTCAACAACGCGACTAGCGGCTCTTTTACACTCGGCCTGCGCGCGGCGGGCAGCGCCTCTGTCACGAACATTAACCAGACGGCGACAGCGATCTTGTATTGCGACGGCACGAACATTGTGCCCGCCACCACGTCGGCACCATTTGCGGGGATCCTCCCCATAGCGCAAGGCGGCACCGGGGCCGACAACGCCGCCTCGGCACGCGCAAATCTCGGAGCGACCGGCATCGGTTCGACCGTCTTTACCGCCGCGACTACTGCAGCCGCTCGCACGGCCATAGCGGCCGCAGCCAGTGGCGCGAATAGCGACATTACATCGTTGACGGGCCTCACGACGCCGCTCAGCGTCGCGCAGGGCGGTACCGGGGCAAACACTGCTGCGGGGGCCCGTTCGAACCTCAGCGCGGCCCAGAGCGGCTCGAATGCGGATATCACGGCCTTGACCAACGCCGCCGGTATCCAGATCGGCGCGCCCACTGGTGGCGCGCAGGGCGTCGGGACGATCAACGCGGCAGGCCTGTTCATCAACGGCGTAGGCGTCGGCACGGGTTCCGGCTCGGTTACCAGCATCGCTGTAAGCGGCGGCACGACCGGCCTTACCACGTCAGGCGGCCCGGTTACTACGTCGGGCACCATAACCCTCGCCGGCACTCTTGCTGCGGCAAACGGCGGCACGGGCAACACGACGTACACGAACGGCCAGATCCTGATCGGTAACGCCGCCGGCAGTCTGACTAAGACAACCATTACGGCCGGCAGCGGTATCACTGTAACTAACGGCGACGGCGCGATCACTATCGCCGCCACAGGCGCAGGCGGCTCTGTCACCTCCGTAGCCGCCTCGGGCGGCACGACCGGCCTGACCTTTACCGGTTCGCCGATTACCTCTAGCGGCACGCTCACATTGGGCGGAACTCTCGCCCTTGCAAGCGGCGGTACCGGCGCGTCGAGCGCGTCTGGTGCACGTTTGAATATCGGCGCTGCGGCGAGCGGCGCGAACAGCGACATTACGTCGCTGGGCGGCCTCACAACCGCGATCTCAGCCGCGCAGGGCGGCACGGGGAACACCTCGTATACTGACGGCCAGTTGCTAATCGGCAACACCGCTACGAGTGGCTTGACGCGGGCCACACTGACCGCCGGCTCAGGCATCAGCATCACGAACGGTAACGGCTCGATCACCATCACGTCTTTGTCGGGCGGCGGCTCAGTCACATCTGTCGCCGCTTCGGGAGGCACTACTGGACTGACCTTTACCGGCGGCCCGATCACCACCTCGGGTACGTTGACGCTTGGCGGAACGCTCGCGATCGCGAATGGCGGTACCGGCGCAGCTACCGATAGCGGGGCCCGCACTGCGCTTGGCGTTCCCTCCCTTACCGGCGCAGGCGCGTCGGGCACTTGGGGCATCAGTGTATCCGGTAACGCGGCTACTGTTACCAACGGTGTCGTGACGACTGGCAGCTATGCTGATCCGGCGTGGATTACGTCCCTTGCTGGGTCCAAGATCTCCGGCAACATTCCCGGTAACGCGGCGAACGTAACGGGCACTGTCGCCGTCGCGAATGGCGGCACGGGCGCTAATACTGAGGCTGGTGCCCGCACCGCGCTTAGCGTTCCCTCGACCACAGGCTCGGGCGCATCGGGCACTTGGGGCATCGACATCACCGGCAATGCCGCGACAGTAACTAACGGTGTCGTAACGACTGGCAGCTACTCGAACCCGAGCTGGATCACAGCACTCGCCGGGTCAAAGATCACCGGCAACATCGGCGGTAACGCTGCGAATGTGACCGGCACTGTCGCGGTGGCTAATGGCGGAACCGGCCAGACAAGTTTCACCGACGGGCAACTTCTGATCGGTAATACCCTTACGAGTGGCCTGAGCAGGGCCACCCTATCGGCTGGCACCGGCATCACGATCAGTAATGGCAACGGCTCCATAACCATTTCGGCCACAACCTCGGGCGGCACCGTAACTAGCGTCAGCGGCTCAGGCGGTACGACAGGCTTGTCCCTCACTGGCGGGCCGATCACCAGCAGCGGTACGCTTACGCTCGGGGGCACCCTTGCTGTCGCTAACGGCGGCACCGGCGGTATCACAGCCGCAGACGCCCGTACGAACCTGAGCGTCCCGTCGACAACCGGCGGCGGTGCGTCGGGCACTTGGGGCATCAATATCACTGGCAATGCGGCGACGGCTACCAACGGCGTTGTCACGACGGCGAGTTACACAGACCCCTCGTGGATTTCGTCCCTCGCCGGATCTAAAATCACAGGCAACATCGGCGGAAACGCCGCCAACGTCACGGGCACTGTCGGGGTCGCAAATGGTGGCACGGGCCAAACGTCCTACACCAACGGCCAGCTTTTGATCGGCAACACCGCCACTGGCGGCTTGGCCAAGGCCACGATCACCGCAGGCAGCGGCATCTCAGTCACTAACGGTAACGGCACGATCACAATCGCGACCACGGCGTCGGGCGGAACAGTCAGCAGCGTAGACGTAAGCGGCGGCACGACTGGTCTCACGTTCTCCGGCGGCCCAGTCACGACCTCCGGTACCATAACGATGAACGGCACCCTCGCCGTCGCCAACGGCGGCACTGGGGCGACTGACGCAGGCGCTGCGCGCACAAACCTCAGCGTTCCGTCGACCACTGGCGGTGGCGCGTCAGGTACTTGGGGTATCAACATCACCGGGAACGCGGCGACCGCGACCAACGGCGTTGTCACGACTGGCACCTATGCCGATCCGTCGTGGATTACATCGCTGGCAGCCTCGAAACTTTCCGGCGCTGTTGCTGTTTTGAACGGCGGCACCGGAGCGACTGACGCAGGGACCGCGCGTACCAATCTCGGTGTCCCGTCGACCACTGGTGGCGGTGCCAGCGGCACTTGGGGTATCAACATCACCGGCAACGCGGCGACCGCAACGAATGGTGTCGTCACGACTGGATCTTACGCGGATCCGTCGTGGATCACATCACTGTCGGCGTCTAAGATCGCTGGCACGCTTGCCGTCGGAAATGGCGGAACAGGCCAATCTAGCTACACTGACGGCCAGATCCTGATCGGCAATACTGCCACCGGAGGATTGGCCAAGGCCACGATTACCGCAGGCAGCGGCATTAGTATTACTAATGGTAACGGCGCGATCACCATCGCGGCCAGCGCGGCTGGTACGGTCACTAGCGTTAGCGGTTCGGGCGGCACGACTGGCCTCACCCTGTCTGGAGGCCCGATCACCAGCAGCGGCACGCTGACACTCGGCGGGACGCTGGCTGTGGCGAATGGCGGTACTGGCGCGGGCGATGCCGGCACAGCCCGCACGAACCTCGACGTGCCGTCACGCGCCGGATCTGGGGCAAGCGGCACTTGGGGCATCAACATTACTGGCAACGCCGCTACCGCAACGAATGGTATCGTAAGCACGGCCAGCTACTCCGACCCGACGTGGATATCATCGCTCGCGGGATCGAAGATCACTGGCACGGTGACCAACGCCGCGAACCTCGTCACCACGGGCTTCTCCATCATTGAGAGCGGCGGCGTCCTAATTTTCCGTTCCGGTACGACCAATATCGCCCGTCTTGATAGCTCGGGCAATCTGACCGTGCTAGGCAACGTCACTGCTTATGGGAGCCCCTGATGCCTCTACCTTCTAGCGGACCCTTGACACTAGCCGATATCCAAACTGAGTTTGGGGGCAGCAACCCGATCTCGCTCAGTGAGTATTATGCGGGAGGCAGCCTCGTTCCCGGCAGCACTACTGGCACCTACGGCGCTGTGCCGACGAGCGGCGCAATTAGTATCCGCAATTTCTACGGTACGAGTGCGGGTGTCGTGTCTATCACCAACCAGAGCATTTCCGACATCAATTTCGGTTCGGCTGAGGCTTACTATTTCGTTACGTCTGGCGGCCAAATCGCGCAGTCTACACAAAGCGGTGGCATCAACCCCACCAACCTTGAACAGTGGGTAACACCCCTAAGCGCTGTCGGTCTTTTCGAGGCGCGTGTTACTATAACGTCGGGCGCGCTTACGGGCGGCAGTGGCACCGGCACTTGGCTGCCGCTATCCACCACCCGTAACTGGTACATAGAAAACAGTGTCAGCGGGACGTTTGAGGAATGCGTATTCACCATTGAAATCCGCCGCACAACCTCGGGGGTCATACAGGATAGCGCGACAATAACTCTGTATGCTGAGGTCTACTAATGGCTGAGCAGATCGTCCAGATCCGATCAACTCCCGGTGTTAAGCGGGACGGCACCAAGTTCGAGGGCGACAATTACGTCGACGGACAATGGGTGCGTTTTCAGCGCGGGCTGCCGAGAAAGATGGGCGGCTACCGGTCGATCAACAAGTTCCTGCGCGGCCTGCCGCGTACGCTGATCGAATATACGCAGGATCTCCAGACTTACGTCCACGCAGGCTCGGCCAACCGCGTGGAGCGCTTCTACATCGACGGCTCGTACAACACGAGCGTCATCACGGACCGCACGCCGACGACAGGCTTCACGGCGAGCGACGCGAACCTCTGGCAATTTGCGGTCTCCTACGACACGGCCAATGGCAACCAAATCGTCGCACAGGTCGCGCCGAACCTCAACTGCATCTGCAATTCGGATGGCGGAGAGATTTTCCACGGCAACCTCCTTGGCACCACGCCCCTCGCACCTGTGGCTGGTGCGAAGAAGCCCGGCAACTTTAGCTGCACTGGCGGCATCGTCAGCCTCGCCCCGCACCTCTTCGCCTTCGGCAATGACGGCTACGTTGCGTGGTCCGTGCCCAACCGCCCAGACGACTTCACTGGCGCGGGTGCGGGCAACGCTTACGTCACGGGGCAGAAGATCGTGCGCGGCATGCCCCTGCGCGGCGGACCGGGCAACAGCCCCTCCGGCCTCTTCTGGTCGGCTGACAGCCTCGTTCGCGCCAGTTACATCGGCGGCACGGCCCTATTCCAGTTCGACACGATAAGCAGCCAGTCCTCGATCCTCTCGGCGCAGTCGGTCATCGAGTATGATGGCGTCTTCTACTGGATCGGCACGGACCGCTTCCTGATGTTCAACGGCGTCGTGCGCGAGATCGAGAACAACCTCAACCTGAACTTCTTTTTCGACAACCTGAATTACGCGCAGCGGCAGAAGGTCTTTGCCATGAAGGTGCCGCGCTTCGGCGAGATCTGGTGGTGCTTCCCCATCGGGACGAGTACCGAGCCGAACCACGCCATCGTCTATAACGTCCGCGAAAATACGTGGTACGACACGGCCCTTCCGAATGAGGGCCGCGGCGCGGGTCTCTTCCCCGCAGTCTTTCGCAAGCCTCTGATGTCGGGCGTACAGCCACAAGAGTTTACCGCCTTTGAAGCCACAGTGGCTGCGGGCGGCACGGGGTACGTCGTGGGCGATACCCTGACCGTGTCGGGCGGTTTTGGCCAAATCGACGCGGAACTTACGGTGTCCACGATTGGCGCGGGCGGCGCGGTGACTGGCGTTACGATTAGCAATGCCGGTAGCTATACCGAAATCCCGACTAATCCCGTGGCTACCACCGGTGGCAGCGGTGTGGGCGCGACGTTCAATGTCGTCTTCGAGCAGCCCTATAAGTTTTGGGTACACGAGGTCGGCACCGACGAGATTGACGGCCTGACGCTCAATCCGATCCAATCCTACTTCGAGACGGCGGACATCTCTCTGCCCGTGACCGGTGGGATCAACAAGGCCCTGCAGGTGTTGATGCTTGAGCCGGACTTTGTCCAAAGCGGCGACATGACGGTGCAGGTGACGGGTCGCGCTAACGCCCGCGCGCCGGAGGTTAACGGCCAAGTTATGACGATACCGGAGACGGCACAGACGCCGCAAGAGCAGGTTGTCTTCCTCAAAACCCAGCGGCGCGAGTTGCGCTTCCGCTTCGAAAGCAACACGCTTGGGGGTGATTATCAGATGGGATTGGTCCTCGCTCACGTCCAGCCGGGCGATGGGACCACCCTCGGATGATCAACCCGCTCGGAATGACTTGGCAAGACTGGGCTTCATCGGTTATATTGGCCGTCGGCGACGCGTGGTCATTCGGG